GTATACATGGTAGATTTACCAGACTGACGTGGTGATAATAAGATGAAAAATCTATTATCTCTCATCTTTCTCAATACTCTCTTTTGATACGGTCTAAGGGGTATCTTCATTCTACCTTTATCAGGGTGTACGATAAAGAAATACTCTTCAGCAAAGTGTAATATATTTTGCGAACACTTTTTAATTTCCTTTACCATTGTTGGTGTATATTCAAACACCGCACCTGATGTAGGTAAATTTGGGTTATTTAGGTAAGTTTGTTTCTTTTTTGGAGGTCCTGCCATATATCTAAATATTATATATGTCTAAATCACACACAAACGTAAGCCGTGCAGCTAGCTTGTGTGAAGAATTCTGTGATTATGTTCTCTATGACGATATCCATCGTAGTATCATTGTTAATGTTAATGTAGAAAGATTTGCAATATTAAGAAAAGAATTGAAAAGATATAAATTCCACATTAAACATATGACAAAACTTGAAGAGACTGAATCTCTCACCTGTGTTTTTATTCAAGTTTAACTAAATATATTTATATGTCAAAACAATCATTATATAAACTTGGTCAAATTTATGGTAATATGCTTAACAATATTTCTGTTGTTGAAGAAAAAACCTTACCTACAAAGTCTGGACCCGGAGCTAAAGAACTAAACGATAAAGATGCAGCAAAGTTGCAAGCCGGTGGTCCATCTGAAAAGGGTGGTTTTAAGCCTGCTGAAATTGATGCTAATAAAATGTCTAAAAAAGATTCTGAAGAAGATAATACCTACGGTGGAAAAAATTTAACCGCAGAAGAAAACCCAGATGAAGACGAAGAAAATTTTGGAAAAATTAATCGTGATGCTATAAATAATTTCATGAGCAAATCTATTTTTGAAAAATTATACGAAAATGTAATGGCAGGTAACGACGTTGCCGATACCGACGAACTTGACGCCCTTGGCATTGAAACTTCTGGTGAAGAAGGTGCTGATATGGACATGGGTGGTGAAGAAACAGTAACAATTACCCTTGATAAAGAGCTTGCTAAAAAGCTCCACGATGTACTCATGGGAGTAATTGGTGGTGACGAAGACGTGGGTGATGAAATGGAAGACATGGGTGAGGTAGAAGACATGGGTGGTAAAGAAGATATGGGTGGCTTTGGTGAAGAAGATGAAGAAACAATGGGTCATGCACTTAATGGCGCTAAAGTACCTTCTGAATTCCATGGTAAAGACAATAAGGTTAGCTCAATGAAGCTTAAGCCAAATGGTAAAGCTGGTGACGGTAAGTATACCGACGAAGTTGATGGTGAAGCCGGTGAATTAGGTCATGCTCTTCACGGTGCAAAAGCACCTGATATGGGTAAGAACAACAAGGTGAAGTCTACTAAGACAAGCAAGCCTGGTACTGACGCATTTGCGGCATAAAAAATAGATTAAAACAAACCACGGAAAACCTGAGCGATGCTCAGGTTTTTCTTTTGCATGTATTAAATAATATAGTGAAGTCATTTAAACAGTTCTTCAAGAATAACCTCAATGGGTTGACCCAATCTATGGTTCGACGTAATCCTAGACGTGATATTTTCAATCCAAAGGTGGCTAAAGATCACAAATTATCAGATCAAAGAAAAACAACCGCAAGTGAGGTTGTAGCAAAAGGTTTATCTAACAAGGTGTTTTTAACTCCCGATAAAGCTTCAAATATTGCGCAAGAATACGGTATTAATCTACCAGAAGAAGGTGAAGAAAAGAAGCTTAACTCAAACTCTGAACAAACTATCACCAAACAAGGTGGATTTTATTATTTAACTGGTCCTAAAGTAACAACATGAGCGATTGCAGACCATTACAACAATGTCAAATATTTGCTGCACAAGCTAATGCTGCGTGTCAAATTTTTAATGCTGATGATTTACAAGGTGAATCATTAATCTATAACAATGCATTTGGTGAGTTAATAAACAACTTCGGTACCAATGTTAATTATTATGTTAATACATATAATGTATCAGCTACTGACAACTTTTATGGTGAAGACCCAACCAGAAGATATTCTGAACCACAACGAATTCGAATGTATGTTCAGGTTTCTGATAATGCAATCACATTAAAGAAGTTTGGTTTTGTTTCTGATGAAGAATTTACAGGTTTTGTATCTATTGATACATTTACCACATTATTCAGTAGTTTAAGCTACCCTTCATTCGGTCAGCGAGTTGAGCCTAAGTCTGGCGATGTTGTCGAACTTGTAGACTATTCATGCAGACCTGGTAACAGGGGTCCAAGATACTATGAAATTACTGAACGAGTTGATGAAGATATACCAACTCTCAACCCAATTTATGGTTCATATGTTTATAGATTAAAAGGTACACGATTTGAATATTCATATGAACCTGGATTATCTGGTGAGTCTGGTAACAATCAAGTATATGATAACTCGTTTACTGGTGTTGTATCATCTTCAATACAAGAAACATCACCTGCAAAATCATATCCTGGTGATGTGGATCAGTTAAGTATATCAAAAGTATTTGACCAAACAATCAATAATACCGATATATACGGTACTTATGGATAAATAATATTGTGAGTCTACAAAGATATAGTTTTACCCAAATAGCGTCACCATCTGCTACATATAACGATACGTCGTTGTCCATCAAACAAAACAACATTAGTTTTGAACAAGGGTTTCGTTTTAATTATATTGATGCACTTTCTGGTACTAGTGATGCAACGATTAACAACTATAGTGCATTATATCTCACTAATCTAAAACAGGATACAGAGATATTTAACTTTAATGAATTGGAATACCCGGTTATTGATTACGTTACACCGCTTAAAAATGTTGATAATGTTTTAATATTTGACATCGTTAACACCTTTACAGAACCTGGTAAATATTCTTATAGTTTCACCCAGTCTTCAACTTTAGTTGATAAATCTCTAATGTTCTTTGAGATTGAAATTTATGACGAAAATTTATGCCGTATCAAAAGACGTTCAGGTGATTTAAATTATTATCTTGTATATGACACAACAGTAAGTAATTTTTACTTTCTTACGTCTTATGAGTTTTCAACAAACTATAACTTTAATTTGCAAAGTTTAGATGCGTTTAGCTATATTTTAGATAAAGATGGTTATGGGGTGTTCTTTAAAAAGGTTGGATTTGATACGTTTGTTTTAGGTGTAAGTAATCAAGCTTTTACATTAGTACCATATACAAGTACTTACAATATTTTAGACAGTGTTTCCTTATTTTATCTTGATCTTACAAGAACAGAACTCACACCTAAACTAAACACTAGTTGGGTAAGCTATGTTGCAGATACAAATTTTAATGATTTAAATATTAATAGTGAGAAGAGTTTAAGCGATATTGTAAGCAATAATATATGCCACTTTGAATATAATAATATTGTTGATACATCTAAAGTAGATATGAATGTGTTTAAAATGAAAAATCTTCTATCAGAGAAGAATTTCATAAAACGCGATAACCCTAATTTTGTATCTTCAGATAATGTCCCAGCTCCTTTGTTTAGAGAATATACATCACTCTTTACAGGTAACAATGAAGAAGGTGGTTATGAAAAGATTTCATTAAATTTCGTCTGTTATACACAGGACTTTACAATTAACAATGGTAAGACAATCGTAACTGCTCCATCATCTATATTTCCATACGATAGACTTAATATTAACGATACATCATTCGTTAAAGATGGTGCATTAGCATCTGTTGACCCAGTATTATCTGATAAAGTATATAAACAAGAAGTTGATGCATCTAATCCATTTGTGGGTAATTATGTTGTAACGTGGCTATCTGCAGGTAGTGATTATAATTTGTGGGTAGATAGGTATTATTTCCCTAACATTAACGAATTGGTTAATGTTGTACAATTATCGTCGGTATATTCACCAACAACAGCTAATCCTATTGTAAGTTTCTTAGCTAACCCAACAAACCGTGATATTGTAGCAAAACAACAATACGTCGATGTTATTTCAAACATAACTATTACCCCTAATAGTGTGTTTACATATGATAGAGCATCTAACACCAATATTAATAATGTGTTAAATGCAATTCCCGGTAATATACAGACGGGGTTCACTCAATATTTTACATCAAATAATACACCAATAGATGTATTAACAAATTCATTAACATTTGAAGGTGATAAAAGTGTATCAATTCCTATTCAAGATATTACTCGAAGTGGTTCATTTACATTATCATTTACAATAAAAGGACCATGGCAAAATAACACAAGTTATATTGTAACCCCTGCAGTAGATTCAGGTATTACAATCTACAATGATAATAAGATTACACCTTTCATCTATACAAAAAATAAAAACAACGTATATGTTTATAATACTGAAAACTCACTAATTTATACATTAAGTTTTTCATCAGACGTATTAGACATTATAACAACAGATCATTTACAAAACTATTTTGTTACAACCACTAATAGCAATCTGTATAAAATAGGACCAACCGGTACTATCAAGACCGTTTATGATTTAGGTAGTGTAATACCTGCATCTAATTACATTAACTACACATTAAGTGGTAATACGTTAGCATTTTTAACAGACGTTAATGGTGGGTGTGCAATTGTTAATACATTAAATGGTACTATTAATACACAACTTGCTACACCATTCATAAGCGGTGGTGCAGGTAGCTATACTAATATTCATTACTATAATGACACATTGTATGGATTTAGTGGTAGTAAGATTATACATCGTGGTACAACGTTGTATAATTTAATTTCTAATAATCGAATTGAAAGTTACAATGTTCAGATCACAGGTAGTAAAGAAACATTTGTAGCTTCAAATTCATACATTACTGATTTTACAGTTGATGACGACGGCACCTTGTATATTCTCCATGATAATAATAAACTAGCCACAGTTAATCAAGCTCGTAGATTATTAAGCGATCAAACATTGTTTACCGATTTAACTGGTGTACAAATTGATCATATTGCTGCATACAATAATAGTTATTCATTTACACCAATTGTATTAGCAAGAGATGTAAACTTAAACTATTCGATCTATAATTTAACCCCAACCCTATCAAGCACACCAACTGAAATGCTTGAACTTTCTGGTAGAAATTACCTTTTTGACTATACAAACAAAACGTTTAATCAATATGCT